TGTAACGGCGCCGCGCCGTGCAGTGCGCTCTAAATGGGATTCATCTATAGAGCGGGGTGAAATCACCCCGCGACTATAATCATCCCACACCTCAAGCACACCTCTTTCGAGAGAAGGTTTTACCTTCTCAAGAGAGAGAAGTGATTTGGTGAGAGCAGCGTATCCGTCTACCTTGTCACTGCGGTAGACCTCGGTGGGCACCCATCCCTTAAGTTTTAAGGAAAAGGTGTCATCGCACCACTTCTCGGCGGTGCGATATCCGAGAAAAGAAATACGCCCAAGTGCAGAACCTCGCGGAGATACATAGGGCAAAGGCCCAAGTATCCGCTCACATGTGCTATACATGAGCTTCGCCGTTCTCCAGTAACCCCGTAAGTAAAAGAGGTTACCAGTGGCGATCCAAGAAACGAGAGACTGCACTTGCTGCCTGTTCTCCGGACGCAAATGTCGAAGGTAAGTCGGAGTAACCGACTCACCTGCATAAGCGTCTACTCCACAAGACTCTCTGAACTTACCAGTCCAGAACGACTTGGAGTTATTCACCTTACAATTGTATTCTCGTAGGTGATCGAGAACAGTATCCGCTGCGTCAGTGGGGACGATAATATCGTCACCATAAACGTATACGTCGCGCGTAACAACAAAAATGTTGCGCAACGTAGCAGGGAGGTTGTGCTTCTTCAGCAGAGCCACTATACAAATTGTATAGAAATACATGGACTCTACCGGAAAGCACAGAGCACTACCCATTGATGCGAATTTGTAAAGGGGGCGGATTACTCCACCTCCCGGCATTTTCGCACTAGTCGAGCGGCATGCATCCACAGCATCTCGAAGATCGGGATGTGTAGAAAACATCTCCAAAGCTAGGTCACGCGGAACGCGGTCACTAGCATCAGAGAGATCGATGGTCGCATATCGACCCGTCCTCGACGAATCAAGCGCTAGCGATTGATTAATCGTCTGGTCAGTGAAATTCACATGACCGCGTGTTAACCAATAAGATTCGATTCGTTCATAAAGAAACGATCGAATCGCCTGCTGTGCATACTGCATACAGACAGGCTCGATAGCGATGATCCTAGGGCTCTTCAAGGTTTTCGGAACGAGAGTAACCTTTACAGGTAACTCTTGCTCGGGCGGTATGATCGTTACTTTCTCGATTTCTTCCAACGCCCCAACGCCTGAATAGGCAAATTGGGTCAAGGGAAAGAATGGTTCGAGACGTTCGTACCACCCAGATTGCGTCCAGTCGTACTTGGCGTTGCCATGTACGCCTTCGGCGGTGGCACCGGGACCGTGCTGAGGTAGTAACATGTCAAGCTGTAAATCAGCCAGCATATTACCCCAGAGCACATCTGACACACGGCAGAAAGATCTGACGGCGTCAGCTGGTGCCTTGAAATCCTTGTTGATTTGCTCAACTTGGAGAAAGTTCGCAAGCGCTGCATCGTCCCTTTCAGGGCGACACGGCAGCTCCACTTTCTTGAAGAGCAGACAGACTTGTCTGACTGCTTCGACAAGAACGGGGGTTTCTTGCCTTTCATCTAAGATCCTCCCAGTCTGATAGTCAAAGAGTTGACCGAGCATACCTCGCAATAAAGCGGGGATTGCTCCATACTTCCGGAAACCCTGGAAGCATGTTGGGTCAATAAACCCCATAGCAAGACTCCTTTCGAAGTCTTTGCAAAACTGGGGTAAGGTGATTGTCAGGAATGACAATCCCTCATCTTTGACTCGAGCTCTGATATGGATCAGATCTCGTAAATCAGAGGTACCAGCGGGACATTTCGCGCAAGCGTCCAAATAGACTGCTTGCACGAGCTCCAGGTGGTTACTTGCGTGTCTATTCACGTCGCCCTCCTAAACAGGGGGTCCACGAACAGCTACCAAGTGTACCGCCTCTCTCGAGGTCCCAGCCTATCAAACGCCAAGCATCGTCGACCCGACTAGACCCTTTTAGAAGGGGACTGGTCATTCCCCGCGAGGGGAATGGAGTTCCAAAGACGTTTCACTACCTTCAGAATCTCCTTCCGCGTAAAAACGCATAAGAAGAAACTGATTGGCAGATCGACAGAAATTGGCTCCAACATCTACGACTCCTTGCCGTAGAGCTTGTCGACGTTGGCGTTGGTCAGCCAGCTGATAAAGCCGGCGGTGAGCTGCTCCAGCTGAACGATCGTGAAACCGGCCATCGGCCGATCGATCGTCAGAGAAAGGGTCATCGTATCGTAGTCGTTGGTTGAATCCAACGGATTCGTTACGATCGCCTTCTGGACGAACTTCACGAGGGTACGAACCCTCTGCTTGCCCGTCTCCTGGTGCGACAGCGTCAGCGTGAAAAGTCCATCCGAGGTCGAGTACACGGAACTCATCGTTCCGGTACTGATCCTCGCCATGGACTTTGTAACGCCGTTGACCGTGATAGAAATGGGATCGGTAAACATGGTAGTTAACCTCCTAAGAGAATGGGAGTGGTGCAGCTGGAAGAACATAGGCATCCCAAGCCTACGTTACAGCTAAGCCAGCTACCGGAAAACCCTAGCTGAACCGGGACAACCCGAGAGCAGCTAAGATCATGAGTTGCATCCCGGACAAACCGCCGGGAAGCAAGGAGAAACTGAACGGACTAGCTGCTACTGTCCTACGCGACACCTCAACACTGCGATTGCTAATAGCAGTCGCAGATTGACCGTTAACCAAAGCATTTACCGAACGGTATTGATATTGGTGAACGGTGTGCCGCATAAGATAGAAGTACTCGGAGGCGACACTGTTGTCCATGATGTCTTGGAAACGTTGAACGTTATCCCCGACATTCACGGCCCAATCAGCAAGCCACGACCAAGGTGTAACCTTCCAAACAGTGATCGGATCGATGTTCGCACCGAAGAGACGAAGTCCCTGTCGGAGCGCCCGAACCTGAGGATAACCATCCTCAAGACCACTGTCAAATTCAGGGTAGTACGCCCGAAATCGCCCCTCGTACCAGGTTTGGCTACCAATTTGGTGCCAAATCCCGTACGTGGATTTAGAAGACGATAGGCGCCAATCGGAACCACCAAGTATGGGCGTTAAGCCCAACGTGGTGCCCCCGGTCTGACTGGTTCCATAAACCTGGTTACTACTCTGAATGTCATCCTCGGTCCAAAACCTCTTCACCGTTTTTCCGTTATTCTCTACGGCACGATCCCGATACTTTTCAAAGTACGTGACCGTGTCGTAGATAGCGGATAAATCACGGAGGAAGGGGCCCCACCCGAAGGCGGAATTGAGAAACTGGTTGCTAAGCTCGCCCGGATATCTCCGTGCGTAATCCTTAGCAGCTTTCATCCGATCACCATAGCGGCCAATACGACCGCCAAGGTCACGCTGCTGCAGTAGGGAATGCCATTGATAGGCAAACCCTTTAGCTGTAGTTTTCAGCATTTTCGGAATGTCTCGCGCTTCGATAATCGACTGCGCGAGATTCAGTTTCTCAACTTTTGGGCGTAACTTATTGTACGCCCTGGAACCGAGATCCTGCATGTCATCGGGGTTAGCGTAAGATCCTACGTCCTCAGGCTTTGTAATCCGCTCTGACCCAGAGGGCAGTTCGGTAAAGCCTGCGAAAGTGGTGGCATTAAGCCCACCACTGTAGACGTTATGCCAGTCGCCGTTAGCTGCATCTATAGAAGATAGACCAGTACGGCCACTGAGAATACGACTACCAAGGAAATATCCGCTACCACCGACAGAACCACTCTCAGGTAAGAATCGACGAATAAACAAGGGACCGCCAACCTTGTACGGTGGCGAACCGTGATTCTCATCGAAACACAGTTCCTCGCCCGCGCCTATAACTTGGTTATAGTCGCTTCTCATCCTACGTTCTCCCGTTAAAAGATTGACGAGATAAAACTCGCCAAGCCTAGCGGAAGCGCGTTTGGAAAGAGATCGTGATCTTACTCGAGTGGTCATTGGCATGCTCCTGACGAAGGTAAACGCTAGACGTTCAAAATGAGATGTTACCGCTAACACCTCGAGGCCCCCAAAT